GAGAAACTTGTGGAGATAGTCGAACACTTCAAAGAAGTACAGAATTTCACCGTCACAGTCGAATCAATATCGGGTATTGGACCAACGATCTCAGTAAAGTTTGATCTAACAGATGTGGAGACTTGGTGATGGGATTCAAGACATACGAGCAACTACAAGAAGATAACGACTTTATGATGGATCTTCTGAAGAAGTACAAGGGTGTCGATCATCCATTTATCTGCGGAGCTGGTGCAGATGTTGGAGAAGATGGACTGCCAGATTACATTATGGTTTGTCCTGCAATGGGTTCAGACGGATTTGCAATATACAAGAAACACAGAGACTTTTCATCACCATCTTATTAGGAGAATTATTATGGGATTAGACATGTATGCACATAGTGTATCTAAGAACAACGCTATTGACGATTTAACTTTTGTATACTCAGACAAACCTCAAGATAACATTGAGATTTTCTATTGGAGGAAGCACCATGACCTCCATGGTTGGATGCAAAAGTTGTTCAATAAGAAAGGTGGAAGTGGAGACTTCAACCTACAACCTGTCAGATTGACACTAGAGGATCTAGATCAACTTGAAGAAGATCTGAAGTCTAACATACTCCCAGAAACTGATGGATTCTTCTTTGAAACTGATGGATTCTTCTTTGGGAATAATCCTCCTGACGATGAGTCTAACCGTCGTGATTTTGAGTTCATACGGATGGCTCGCTCTCACATCAATGTTGGTCGTGAGATCTATTACAATTCATGGTGGTGATATGAGAGAAGAACTAGACGCAGCACTATGTGCGAAGTATCCTAAGATGATGACACAGCGTAATCTACACATGACAGAGACCTGTATGTGCTGGGGATTTGAGTGTGGGGATGGTTGGTACAACATTTTAGACTCTCTCATGGGAGAAATACAACATCACATCGATTGGAAGATGCTTCAACACGAAAGAGCTGTAGAACATAACGCTATCCAAAAGGCAGTAGCACGACAGGACTTCACACTGTTCAACGAGAAGTATGGAAGAACAACTCAAGAATATCAAGACGCAATGCTAGATGATTTTCTTGAGGATGAGCTGCTAGGAAAGATTCGTGAAGTTCCTCCAATGCCAACTCAGGTAGTACTTACACAGGTGAAAGAGAAGCTTGGGAGTCTAAGATTCTACTACGATGGTGGACACGAAAGTGAATACATCAGTGGGTTGGTCTCGATGGCAGAGAAAATGAGTACAGTGACTTGCGAGACTTGTGGTAGTCCTGGTAAACACCGTGGTGGTGGTTGGGTTCGAACACTCTGCGACAAGCATGAAGAGCAACACCAGCGTGGAGAGTATGATGAAATTCCTTCTACAGTTCCTTGAGAGTTTGTTCGCTAGTGTTCTACTTATAACCGTGGTAGCAGGAGCATTGATGTTAGTGTTTGACGCAGCAATGTTCCTTTTCGACTTCTTCTCTACAGAAGAAATCTTTTCAAACTGGGACACATAATTTAGGAGAATCATATGGACTTACGTAGAGATATAGAGAATGCATTGTTTATGCATTTCAAGTCACATATCATCAAACACCAAATGAATATACAAGTGATGCTTGAGAATCCTCGGGCGATTCCAGAGCACACTGACATTATGGATGCGATAGAGAAAGAACTGGCTCTAATTGACGAGTACGATGGTAAGTTACAGATGCTACAGCAGTATATAGTACCAAAATAAATTTACAATAGAAAGAAACATTATGACGAAGACATTTGTATTTAGCGATCCTCATTTCTCACATGCCAACATAGTTAAGTTTAACCGTTACAACGGTGACAAACTCAGACCTTGGGATGATGTGGATGAGATGGACAAACAATTAATCTCAAACTATAACGAGAAGGTCAAAGACGGTGACAAAGTTTACTGGCTTGGAGACGTAGCTTTCAAAGCTGCACATCTTCATGCAATCATGCCGCAGTTGAATGGGGACAAGGTTCTCATCAAAGGCAATCACGATCAGGAGAAACTCAGTGTATATGCGCAGTACTTCAGAGACATCAGAGCATACCACCAGTTAGATGGTGTGTTCTTGAGTCACATCCCTATTCATCCTAGTAGTTTAGGACGTTGGGGTAAACAAGTGCATGGTCATTTACATGCTGAGCAAGTCCTACTGGACAATGGCGACGTTGATCTTAGGTATCTAAATGTGTCTGTAGAGCGAACAGGTTTCGCACCTATGGATTGGGAGGATGTCTTGGATGAGTTTGATAGACGTGGCATAGCCAGAAAGAGACAGAAGTAATGATTGTGGTAGAGCAGATTCCATTTTATGGAACTTATGAGTATGAAGATTCAGAGGAGAAGATTGTGCAGAACGCACGAGATATTGACTCAGAGTTTGAGACAAAAATGTTAGCAGTGTTTGATGGATTGTATCCTAACAAACTTGCTATAGGAGAACTTTGGGATTTATTCTCAGAGGGATATCGGCAAGGTTATAGCCGAGCAATTCACGAAGCATTCATGTTAGATGAATGGGTCTGGAATGAAGGAGATGAAGGACTCTGAGCCGAGCTCAGAGATCCCTCACACCTGTATTTATAATTTCTTATAGACCCCTTAGGTCGTTTTCAACAAACGGTCTGAGGGTGTTTCTTTAGCTCCGTAGTGTCGCATGACACGAGGACGTATCAATGCTCCGACAGTGCAATGCTGTCTTTTAGTCGAGCGAAATCAAAACCAAAAACAATATATTATGAGAATGCTGCAACATCACCAGCAGAAGTAATTCCACCGTTGACACGCAACGCACCACTGATAGTACCACCAGCCAATGGTAAGTAGTTAGCCACCGTTGCATTCACAACAGCAGCGATCCGATCTTCCACTTCTTGTCTAGTGTATACTTCTGAACGACGATAAGTATTAGCTCTCAACATGTCATTGAACACGTTTGGCAACTCTTGCCAGTTTCCAATCTGGAACTCGCCAGCAGCTAAGTCTGTTCTAGCAGAGTAATACTTCTTACCAACTGGATCATAGATAACATCGCCAGTAGCATAAGGCGACAGATTGCTAAACTCACTAGCCAACGGATAGACATAGTCACCAATGACACTTGAGTCGCCAGTGACAGTTCCAATAACGATATCATTCACACCGTTGAACATCATCAACACTAAAGAACCTGCTTCAGTCTTAGTCCACAGTCCGCCAGTCTTTATATCTGGAGGTCTTCCAACACCTGATTGATTTGTTTGTACCGCATCGTAAAATCGATTTAAGACATCGGCTAAAGCACTACCACTTGTCGACGCAGCTATGATTGGAAAATCATTAGCATTTGTTATAGACATATATACTCCTTAAAATAAACTATTACGCAACTGGAGAGGACGTTCTTTACCCTGTCCTCTAGCCACCACATCGATTTTGCCAGATTCTGGCGCATCAGTCATGGCGTTACGCAGCTCAACATCGAAACTTAATCGATTCTTATTTGTGACTCTAGAAATCAAAGGCACCTCGGAACCATCCACACTGATAGCGACAGCAACATCGTCGAATATAAATGGAGGATCAAAGTATATAGTATTCAGTCCCATTGGAATCGTTACATCATTCTTAGACCAAATTCTATCTACTGCGTCTATGATAACTGATCCGTCTGTAACCACAACTCTAACATTTGGATCGTAAGACTTCGCTCTGATTCTAAATTCTACTAACTTTACCGTTGCATCTGTAACTGTGAAAGGTCTCCAGTCTGACCACTCTTTACCACCTGAGCCGATCATGTCAGCTTGATTTGCTAAAGTGTCCCAAGAAGAAATGAAGTTTAGTTCGCTTGTTCCGCGACCCTCTAACCAGCAATCCCAAAGTTCGGTTGGAGCATCGGAACCATTAGTGTATTCTCCGTGTGCTTGAATCTTAGACGAAATTCGAACCTCAAAGATGTGACCTAAGTCGATGATCTTCTCAAACGTGTAGAGACTTTCAGGTGCTGCTGCTCCGTCTGGTCCCGAACTTATCAAATCTCCAACACCGCCTGCAACTTCATCAAGTCTAACAACATCTGACAGTATATCCCAGTCTGACATCATCTTGTTGATAGCAATCTCTCTAACTGAGAAATTCTGCATAACACCTGGCCATAGCTTTAGTCTATCGTCTATGTCCTTGATGATTTCAATGTTCGGCAAGGTCTCCACTGTTGTTCTTCTACCCACAACCTTTGAGACGTTTCCTGATGTATCAGAAGCTCTAAGGAAATAGGTGCCAGTTCTAGCTCCAACAGAAACCGTGTTAGACGACCAAGGAACTATAGCCAGTGTTTGACTATTTGTCCAAGTTGGTAATGAAAGAGTCGGAGAATAACGTAACTCATAATAATCTAAGTCTGGATCTTTATTTTTATCCCACGACAACTGGATAGTCTCAGACTGGATGTTTAAGTTATATCCTTTTATATCTGACGGAGGTGTTGTGTCTCTAAGAAGCTCAATAGTAGTAGAGGCATCTACACCAGCAACCCCACCAGCTGTTAGAGGAACAACTCTGAATGTAATTGGAACACCAACCAAATTGGCATTTTCAAGCATCGATATCAAATGGTTGTAAGTGTAAGTTGTGGACGAACCTAAGAACGTCTCAGACCCACCTAGCACTGACATGTAAACATTTGCACGACTATATCCAAATCCACTAACTGTCCAGTCTAAAACAATGGATGCGTATGGTTTTCTATCAACATATATAAAAGATTGATTAGCCTTTAGACTTGCAATTCTAAGATCTGTAGAGTCAATTAAATCCTGCGACATTTCAGCATCCCAAGGTGGAATTGCTCCATCTTCTGCTTGGTAGATACCAGGCACATACTTTACTAGCGTAAGTTCGGCAGTTAAATCTGCTCCTGCTGAAACGCTTTGAACTATGTACTGTCCAACAATCCTCTCTGTCGTGCCTACAACCATTAGGTCGTCTGATTCAATACCTGTGACGTTATCTAGAGTTAGAAGTGTTCCATATGTGTCCGCAACAGCTGCGATTATTCTACCAGTTCGCACCATGCCATCAGACAGTCTTATCGAATAACCATTAGGTATCGTTGAGAAAGTTTGATTCACATAAACTTTGGTTTCGTCTACCCAAACAACCTTAACTGGCACTCCGCCAATCTTAGCAGCATCGTGCGCAACATGAACTAGATCTCCACGTTGAACTGCGAGATTCTCAATGTCCATGGTCACACTGAACATCTCACTTCTGTGAGTTCCTTGTGCTAACATGTAGCGACCATACTTCCAAGCTTGGTCTGGATTGGTGATACCAAAAGTGTCTAACGTCTCAAATACAGTTGCATTTGTTTCGTCGTAACCATCGTTGTATACTATCCGCTCTTCTTTCTGCCAGTTTATATCTGGTGCATTGTCTACAACAACTGAAGACTTTTCTCCGTTGATAAATGTGACCAGGAAAGCGTGAGGAATATCTGTGAAAGTTCTTCCACCTCTGAAACCCCAGGAGTTTGTAGGAGTAATCAACTGTCGAGGTGTTGTCTGCTCTCTGTCGATCAACACTCCATACTTACCACTTGTTGTAAACAACATTGTAGCATGGGCATTACTCAGAACAGAAGAAAGAAGTTGTTGCACAGTGGTCTTATAGTCCACTACACAGTTCACATAATATTTCTTGTCTTCACAGTGTTTAGCAAACTTGATAAAACTTTGCCAGTCTATTAAGTTGTCTGGAATTGGCTTTCTGTTAGCTTCACTCGTGAGAATGTCCAAAGCAATCCACGCAGGATTACTAGTCGGCTTGTCTACAAACGTTTCACCGTCAAGAGTGGTCCTGAGGATGGAGGTACAGAGTCCGCTAAGATTTGAGACATTACCAGAGAGTTTCTCTGATGCTGTGACTTTCATCTCCAACATCGTGTGTTTCTTGTTGAGATTGACAACAGATCCATCCTTGTAGGATTTCATCATTGTAACGACCATCGTCTCAGAAATGCGAGTATTACCAGAGTCGTCAGCATCTCCCTTGATGATTCTAAATTCAAACTCACCAACATCTGGAGGTGTAACAGAGATTACGGCGACAAATTGAGAAGATGTAGATCCTGAGATTCCAATCCTTTGATTCTGATCCCCAGTCCACACTTTACCATACAACTTTTTCAGTTCCCTAGATCTCTTTACATTCTTTGCTTCAGGATTCTCTGGATCAATAGGAGGAGGATCAACTTGTTCCCAAGCATTGACACCTTTTACAGATGATGCGGGTATGTCTCTCCAAGTGGTTTCACCTAATTTTCGATATTGAACGTTTATATATACCGAGTGTCCAGTAGCGTTGCCATTGTTATCGAAATAACAAAGACCACGTGGGAAAGATAAATCCACATCGAAAGCTGTAGTAGCTTGTTTGGTTCTGATTATTAATTCAGAGCCAGTTTTCAATGTATACTGGAACTGCTCGTATCCAACTCTATTTGTGAGATATGTAGTATTTGTTACATAGCTATTCTGATGCCAGATTAACTCTGGAGAATATGTAGAGGCTAGTGTGTCTCCAATCTTTAGGTCTTCAACTTGTATATTTCCAAGACCAAAATCGTAAAGAGATGCTATACTAGATTGTGTGCCAAGATTCGTGACCAATGGATTGGATGCCAACTGTGGGAACACTCTGTGTCGTCCGTAAACTCGAGCAACAGGTTGATACTTCTTCATGCTGTTGGACTGACCACCCAAACTATAAGTTGGAGAGGATGCCACACCAACACCAGAGGATGGTTGTGCTACACTTGGAGGTGGAATGAGAGCATTCAAAGCCATCATGCCTACCATGGAAATTCCCATAGCAACAACTTGACCTGCAATTGCAGATGTACCTACAGCAGCAGCCGTGCCTAAAGCTGACATACCACCAAGTGCGCCACCTACCAAAGCAGGTGCGACATACCAAGCAGCAACTACAACTGCGATTGTTAGGACAGCTGTGAGGACGTTCTTTCCACCACCACCGCCACCACCCTGTGGTACAAGGGTCAGGAGGATGCTGTCTTGCTCTTGAATCCAAAAGTTCTCTGGTTCATTGATCTTCATGCCATGGTTGAATGCCACGACATAGCCACGCATCTCAACTGGGATTGCCCTGTCAACTAATTCTTGAATGGTCTCACCAGGAACTGCTACAACTGAAAGCTCGTGAGCTCCACTAGGAGTCAACAATCTAGCCAATTGCTTTTGCTGTGTATTAGGTCTATCTAACACTTCTAATTCATCCATACCTAAATACTCCCGTTAGACGATGCTTCCAATTGACATGTGTAAGATCCTCGATACAGGACATACGACCTTTTAGACTATGTAGAAATTCTGAATCATTCAACATGATACCACAATGGATTTCATAACCCATGATTCGAAATGTGACGATGTCACCGTGACGAGGAGTCTCTACCTTTAGCCACTTGTCTCCTAGACCATGCTTTGCCGAGTCTATAGCCAACTTAGCGACTGCCTCATTGTCTAGCTCAGAATACATGTATGTAGGTAATAATTTATTTAGTTCATTCTTAGAGTACATCTTACAGATGCCATAGCAATCCGCACCTTCAAGACTTTCTCCGCCTATTACATATGGTATACCAATATATTGTTCGGTGCTCATCCGATACCCTTTCTTGTAAATAATTTACCATAACCCTCTCGTGAAGGGTTACAGTCAATCATCTAAACATACCTGGAAAATGTACAGGGTCGTACACTTCACTAGGGAATGCACTGGACATCACATTTACAACTTCGAGTTGCCCAGTTATAGTTAATGCGTCGTAAGTCACAGAGCGAAGCTTTAGAAAATCTAAACGCTTCTCTACTATGTCTGGATACGCACTGCTTACTAACTCCACTTTTAATTCGGGAGGAGTCAATTCACTCCTGATTGCTTCGATAATTTCATTTGATATGTTTGAGATCTTCAAACTGATCTTTGGAAGAGTTTCACCGTCATCAGAAGGTAGAGCTAGTTGAAAAGGAAACGGCAAGTACTCTATACCTTGACTCGTCACTGGCTCGTTGTTGTTAACTAAATACAAAGGAGGTTTGCCCTTTGCATATATAGTCAACAAGAAGAACCATGCGACTGGAGAACTTGTATCCTGTATCGCACTGATATTCTGACTGTACATTATAGAGTGCTCCATTCGGGCATCTGCTCCCATTTCATACTTGCAGCGAACACATTAGAATCTATCCACTGTATAGTAGGAAACTGCGAACAGCGAACTACCATCTCTTTACCATCTATAGGTCTCTTAATCCTAGTTGGAATAGAGCCACCTCGTTGGTCGACTCTAAACCATTTAAGAAAGTCCTCGTACTGCTCTGCTTTTAGATTGACCTTAGAATCTATATTCATGATCAAGCCTGTGGTGCGTCGCCTAACTTTGATAGACATATCTTCCATCTGACTTCTAATTGTATTAGAAAGAAAGGTCTCGCTCCACTCAGCCATACAACCATCAATGGATGCTGGTCTTTGTGCTATAGTAATTGTCATGTTGTTCCTTACAGTTATGCCGCAGCTCTATTAAGACCGTAAGCAGATTTCATAGATTTGTCCATTTGTCCAGTACCAAACATGTCCTTAACTTTCTTTTCGATAAGAATGTCAACACTCTTCATACCATCAGCATTTGTGTTCTCAGTAGCAGTCACTTCTACAGCAGCATTGTTGTAGATATTAACTGTAGTTGGTGCAGACGACACACCAAGTTTACCATCGGAACCACGCTTCAGAGGCATGATAGCTTCTGCGCCAGCTTCTCCCAAGACTCCTAAACGTCCAAATGTTCCACCCTTCGCAAACTTGAAGAGAGTAGGACTGTTGTACACGCCATGTGCCAGACCAGTACCATTCTCGAATGAACCACCCTTAGCAAATGGGTTTAGCAACTCTGGACCAGCAT